TCTGTTCAACTGTACCTATGACATGTTGTAGGTATTCAGTTGTAACAACCTTAGGGATAAACCGATTAGGATTTTCTTCCAATCCGGTTAAATAATAATCAATTATTGCACTATATTGAGATTTGAAGTTTTCATAATTATCATCAGGGATTTTGAATGGTGTTTTATTATGACCCCAGCAATAGTTAGCCCCTGTTTGTTTATGGAACTCTTCAAGCTCTTTAATATCAGCAAGTAAATCTTTCTCATTACCCGTCAGTGTTTTCTGTATACAGATATAACGACTTAAGTCCATATGTGTATACTTTCGTAACTCCGCTAATGCATCAAATGGAACCCCATCGTGATCAACCCGAGTATTATTTCGTATATTATCATATGATACAACGATTTCAAATGGATACTGCTTATATAATTTCATGAGACGATCTTGATTAACAGTAAACCCTGTTATGATACCAAAACGATATCTTCGTTCATTCGTACCGGGAATCGTTTCATTGTAGTACTTAGGAATGATCTTTTCGATGATATCTATTTGCAAAGCAGGTTCACCGCCAAAGAATGTAATCGTTCTGGAATAGTTTCCTTTATCTTGATTAATCAATTCCATAGTATATTCAACTTCTTCTAGTGTCATACCCTTTAACTCTGGGTCGATATAGCAGTATTTACAAGCTAATGGGCAAGCATAGGTTAGGTTGAAGAAGATAGATTGCCAGGAACGAAAACTATTCAAAGACCGAAGCATTCGTTTAATACGAGTTTTAAATTCTTTACTTAATTCCGGCATTTTGATTACCTCTAAATTTCATATATTCGAAATCCATTGTAGATTCCATACCACTACGCCATGTACGATAACGAATAATTCGTTCGATAATAAGCTCTCGATTCTTACAAGAATCAGAATATAACTTATCACGGAATGACAATAAGGCTTCTACCACCGTTTTAGTTTGTTCACAATACCCAAGATTGATCTCATTAAGATTACCTAGATAGGAACGTTCATAGCGACAACCACCAAAGCAATATTTATTATAGTCACACGTGTCACAATCGGCTGGACGCTCGTGTACATCGGTAGCAATATCAGTATTAAGCTCTCTATCTGTGATATGACCCATTTTGAAGTCTTCAGAGTATTGTGATAGCATAGTACAAGGATAGATATCACCATTTGGACGAATAATAATTTCAGAACCCACATTACAAGCCATACACTTTCTATCTTCTAGGATAGAACCTATCATAGAAGCAAGACCTGCTGTAATAAATGGAGATTCGTCCGTCAGTATATCATCCAATATCAATCCTAATTCTCGTTTAAGAACTTCTGGGAAATCGGAATCCAAATTGGTTTCATGTACCAATGTGAAGTCAGCATAGAATAACCCACTATACTCTTCACTCATACGTTTAAATTGTTTATACGTATCATGGAAGTAATATATATTCGAATCATTGATTACGCATCGAACTTGTAATTTAACTCCTTGCTCTAAGGTATATACAATATTCTCATACACCTGTTGAGCAACGGGGTTTTTATTAACTAACTTACGTTCACTTCCTTCAAATCCATCGAAAGATAGTTGTAATTCCCAAGGTTTACTACTTGGTTTAATGACATTCTCTATCAATTCATGGAAGTTTGCTCTAGGGAACGTGGATGTTACAATTTGGAATACTTTAACATCATCTTTATATTTCTCAGTGAACCATTTGATATCATCAATACCCAATAACGGTTCACCACCAAAGAATATGATTCTTGGTTTTGTTTGGACTTTCTTCATCATAAGGTCCATTGTATCTCTACTCATACGAGCAGGATTATCTCTATCTTTAATATAACAATACTCGCATCGTAATGGACAAGCTTCTGTTAACATAAGATAGAAGTCTACCTGATATGGTAGAAAGAATGGTTTTTGTTCTACCATGATTGGATCCTCTCTATATTATTAGATACTAACATTTTATCATCTTCTGTATATTCACGAGAATCTGTTAATGGAAGATGACATTTGGCATTCATCTTGTCAATATAGTGGGATTCTACAACAGAAGTACCAACATTCCAGAATGTGCGAATATCATATTCACTAATAGTAACTTTCTTAATATTTTCCATGAAGATTTCTCGTTCAATAGATAATAGATGACAGAGATTCTTTTGTTTGTTATTCATCCCCTTATTAAGGATATAATCAGATGCAGGGCATTCGAAACAATGCTCATTCTTACATGATTGGTAGTCACAATCTGGTTTACTGAAGTATTCTTTTTCAAATCGATGAATTCGATCCTCGTAGAATCCTTCTAATATATGACCAATCTGCATACTTCTATGGTCAGAGAAGAATGTGCATGGATAAATGGATCCATCAATATCAATATGGATAGAATTCCCTAGTTTAACACACGATGTTTTAGCTAGGAATGATGCATCTGATAATATATATCGACAATACATATTTTGCCAATTATAATAACGGAATCGTTCTTTCAAATCAGGATATGTTTGAACAAAACGGATCGCCATACTCTGTAGAGCCTTCGTATAGTCGGTGATGAATTTAGGGTTTGTATAATCTGCTTCATGAATATAATAGAAGGAGAAGTTACGTAACCCAACACCTAAGCAATAGTCTAAGCTAGGCATCATATCGTTGATTGTATCAGGAGTTACGGCAAAAGCGATATTAATCTCATTCGCATATCCTTGGTCAACGATATATCGTATATTATCATTAAAGAACTTATCGGATAAGTTCTGTAGTTTACCTTTACGACTATGAGTGTATGAATATACTCCATCCCATGATACAGTAATTGAATCAGGACGCATAATTCCTCGTTTAACAAAATCAACTAATCCTGGAAGATTAGTACCATTCGTAACGACACTCATAATAAATTTTACATCGATTGATTGACTGATTCGTCTAAGAATCCGTTCAATCTTTCTGAACTCATCTAATTTAACAGAGATTTCTCCACCAGTGACTAATACATCAACTTCATCTGCCAATGGTAATGACTTGATGAAGTCTTCTAGTTTATCATAGTGAGAGAATGTCTTGGATGAGTCTTTTGTTACTTTTTGTTGATGACAGTACACACAATCTAAATTGCAGAAGTCTGTCACTTTAATCGAAATACGATTGATAGAATCAAACATAGTACCCTCATACTATAAAATAAGAAGGAATGGTATCATACCATTCCTTCAAACTGATAAAAAAATTAGTGCCCACCACATTTTTGGTCATGGCACCAGTTAACAGAGTTACAAGCAACTTGACAACCAACTTGACAATTAACTTGACAAGAACGATTACATTTGTTAGCACTGTTAAACCAACCATTGACGCGGTTTAATGTACTTTCAATGGTACTAACAGCGTTTAGTGCTGCTTGTAGCTGTTGTAATTTAGCAATAGTATCTTTTGTCACTTGAGTTGGTTCTGTTACCTCACCTAACCCAGGACCATCATCACCTGTTACATTTTGTCGAATTTCTGTAATAGCGGAATTAATACCATTAACCACTTCATTGAATTGATCCGCTTTAACTCGGTGATTAGTATCAATGTGTGTATTAACTACATTAGATCCTTGAAACTTATCTTGTTTTTTATCATCAGGTACTACATTACGTATTTGACCACCATATTTATGACAACCCCAAGATAAACCAGGGCCTGTACCGCCCGCTTCAATACCAGGGTTTGATTTAACTGCACGGATACCTCGAGAAAATTTAGTTAATTTATTAATCTTCTCAACTAATCCATTTATATCATCGGCTTTAATTGTCGCCATTCATTTCACCACCGTTCATAATTGCTTGATATTTATCAAGTTCCTCAACCACATCGTTTAGAAGTTTATCAGACACGATGTCAATATATCGTTCTGCTAAACGGATGTATGGAGGAAGAAGGATTTTTTCCTCACCGAATATAGATTCTTGAATACTAGCAAAATCTAACATAATCACATTGATATCATTTTGATGTAAGTGATCAATTGCTGTATCCAATAACTGTTTAAATTCTAAGTTACGTTTCAGAATTGCTAAGCGTCTGGAACGAAGATTCGTACTATGGAGTATCTTATCTTGATACTCTGTAGCAATATGATACATAATGTCCATATGACGACATACAGCTGGGTTTACATCATTAAATGAATGACCATTCGTAAAACTTTCAGCAGGGCATCCACCTAGACATACGTTGTTATATTGACAATTACCACAGGTACTACGATCGAATTGAACATTGATCATATCCATAACACTACGATCGAATTCATCAGTAATCATATTACCCATATGCAACACTTCACAGTTACGGAAGTTGGTATGAACTTGGTGACATGGGGTTAGTTCACCATCATAACCGATAGCGACCCAAGCATTTTTACCAAATCCACATGGACTTGTATCATTTGTATCAGAATCATAGCATAAATAGATGAAATCTTCAATGTTTTTAACTTGGAGATTTCGTCTTTCTTCTGAATTGTATTTATCTAATGCAAAATCATAAATTTTACGGATTTCAACTTCGAATTGTTGGTATGCTTCTTCATCCCATTCTTGGTCATATACGAAACATGGAGCAATTCTGTCAAATCCTAAGTCATACATATCCTTCATAGATTGGAATGTATAATGAATATCTTTTGGTGGTATAGTAATACGGGCTTCCATATTTAATTTCAAACCACCATCAAACATGCGTTTGATATTAGCTACTACGGTATCATAGGAGTTACTTCTATTTCTATTATGTAACTCTTTCGTTCCATCAATGGATACTAAGATACCGAAGTTATTATCATAGAAGAAATCAATCATTTCATCTGTGATATGAACACAGTTGGTAGTAATACCGTATTGCACAATGAATTCTTGCTCATTACAGTATTCTACGATAGTTTTAATGACAGGGAAGTTTAATGTAGGTTCCCCACCAAAGAAGCTAATATCTAGCTTAGCTGTTGGGTCATGTGTATATACATTCTCCCTAAAATTATCACATAATTTTTTAATGATGATCATAGCATCATCTTCACTCATATAGTTATGAGCTTTATCTTCTTCAAAACAATACGAACAGCGTAATTGACAATCAGTTGTGATTGTCAATACGGCTGCACGGACTGCCATTACGTCATTAAATTGACTCATGGATCCTCCAAATAGTTTACATATTATTTCCAGTCAGCACCAAAGGCAACGAATGTGTCACCTTTTCTAAATTTGATCACTGGTTCGTCTGGATTTGTTTCATAATCGAACCATACAAGTACGTTTCGATCATTGACTTGTCTTCCACCAAATTGGAACTTACTTGCTAAGGCGTCAATCTTAGTTTTATTGGATTCGGTAATCGCTGTTAATTCAGCTTTTGCTGTACCGATAGCTGTTGTTAATTGTTTAACATCTGCTTTTTCACGACCATCTAATTCTTTAATTTTATTAGTAAGCGTTGTATCCGTTTCCGTGATCAACCCTTCTAACCGTTGAGCCGTGTTTTCTAGTTTAGTTGTAATCAGATTATGGTTATTCGTTACTTTTGTTTCGATAGCATTCAATTGAGATGCAATATCATTATCAATTTTATTTTTCAAGCTTTTAAATTGGTTATTAAGACTTGTATTAAAGTCCCCTAATCGTTGTTCTAAGCTTGCATTCTTAGAAGTTGTATCAGCTGTTAAGGCACCCAATGCTTGTTCAATCACTGCAAATTTAGATTGAATCAATGCATAGTAGTCTTCGCTGACAACTCTACCATTATATGCTAAACCCATAGATAAGGTCTCCTTTCATAAAGGTTATAGTAATTGTATTAGTAGAATGTTTCAGCGGGTAGAAAGACTAGGTAGCTAACAAAGTCAACTACCTAGTCATATTATTTATCCCAATTGATATAGTTATACATCTCTTCAACAGCTTCCGCTTGATTGATTTGGTTAGTAATTTCCATACCACGTTTAGAGCAAGCAAGTTTATGCTTACGGAAATCTTTTCGAAGTTGTTTCACTTGATCAACTGTTACTGTATCATTGAGTTTATTAGTGGATTCTTTAGGATCCCGAGTTGTACGATATACAACACTGAAGCCTTCTTCCTCTTCATCCTCCAATAGTTCAAAGTCCATATCTAACATTTGTTTAGCATCACCATTATAAGGGAAGAAGTATTGATCTCCTAAGGCTTTGGAGAAGAACCCTTCTTCGATTTTTTGTGTGACTAATAGATCTTTACGATATAATGCAACACGACGATGATCATCTAATGTGACAGGAACTGTTCTAGTGGCAGGTGCTCTAAAGGAACCACCTTCAAACACGTGACCAATTTGGATTTGATTCCCTTCGGAATCGAGCATGTCTGTGATATCAGTCCATAATGAAATAGGAGAGAAAATAGTTCTAACCCATGTTAAATCATTAAGGGTCTCTACGATATCGTTTACACGCCCATATTTAATTTCAGCAAAACGATTCATATGATAGTCCTCCTATAATTATACAATGTAAATACGACCACCAGGGATTTTACCTGCTAAGCTATCTACTTCTTGTTTATTGTAGACTTCTTCTTTTGCATAGGTTTGTGAACGTAGATATACATCACGTTTCAATGCATATTCACTAGCATCTACATTACCAAGTTTAGATGCATTCTCAGCAACAAAACCTTCCATAGCGGAAGCAGGAATTGTAATATCACGAGAACCATCAAATTCAATACCATTGATACGAATCGCTCTGGATAAGCGAGTTGCCACTTCAGAAGTTGAAGCAGAGTCTACTTTAGGGATTGTGATATTTTGAGAACCATCGAACGTTACCCCATTAATGGTCACAGCTTTTTTCAATTTACCTGTAGTTTTGGAGTACGTTACATCGTCGATATTAATATTTTGAGAACCGTCAAAGGTAACACCATTAATTGTTACAGAACGACTTAATTTATCAGCAGTTCTAGCACGGTCTGCTAAGGCTGCTTGGTCGATACCTGTCGTTTTGAACGTATTTACGATTTTAACTGCGGCATCTACATTAGAGCGGATTTTCAACAATTCCGTTTGGTAGGCATCCATGTTGCTAGAAATAGTTGTTACACTAGATTGCATTCGATTGATTTGATTACGAATGTCTGGATGCGCCAATGGGGAAGCGTTGTGAGCTTCTAATGAGCCTACATTGATCGTACTGCCTGGTGTTGTAGAACCGGTATCAATACCAGTAAATTTACCGTTATCAGTCCACATATAAATGGCACCTTCATCTTTAGTTGTGATGGCATTATATGCAGCACGATTTTCTAGCATAATAATATTAAGACCCAAGGTACCATCGCTATCAATTTGGAAGTTATTATTAACTTTCAAACGACCATGGTCATTCAGGTGACCGAAACGAGTATTACGAATCGCAGAATCCAATTTCTTGAATGCGTCCATACCCGTATCTTTATTATTTAATTCACCTTGTAAATGAATGTGTGTGTCAGGTACTTGAGTATAACCATGCATCATAACATCGGTAGCATTATTTTCAAAATATACAACTACGTAATCTTGACCACGACCACCTTGCTCAACGCGTGTGTTATACTTATATTGACTATGGAGGACCTTAATTTGATTATCAGGCATTATACATGTACCTCCTTCATTGTTTTATATGTAATAGAAGTAATTAGTATAATGTTACCATGACGGATTTGGCAAAAAAAAGAATACCTAGCGGTATTCTTTTAGGTTGATCAATTATGAGATACTTGAATTTA